CCACATCCAAACTATCGTCCCCGCCAACCGGCACCACGGCGTCGGTCAGGGCCAGCGGTGCCGTGCCCGCGCCGGTATCGATCAGCGTCCAGGCCGGGTCGAAATGCTCGACGTAGACGCCCGCACTGGTGAGTTGCGCCCCGACGATCCCGGCCAAGGCTTCGGCTTGCGAGCCCGCGACTTGCTGGGTCAACTCGGTCAGATCGCCCAGGATCGTCGTAATCTGGAGCGCTTGCGCCTGCTGCCCGGCGCGCAAGTAGTCCGTGCGCTCTTCGAGCTGGCGAATGGGCACGTTATCGATGCCGTCAGGGCCACCCTGGACGGGATCACCCTCGGCAAATTTATAGATTTCGGGCGGATATTCGGGCGGCGGCGTGTTGGGCGTGGTCATCTATCCGCTCCTTAAAAGTCGATTTTCCAGAAGATCAGCAGGCGCATGTCGTCGGCCTTGACGAACTCACCGCCGGGGCGAACCCAGCGCGCGAGCAACGCCTCGTCCTCGTCCATCAGCCCGAACTCGCGCACCGCTTGGCCATTGGCCTGCTCGGCCAGCACCGTGGCTTGAAAGAGCACGCCGAAGCCGGAATACGTCGGGGCGGCGCTGAACGGCACGATGAACGCATCGGTAATCGTGGTATCCGTGGGCGAGGCCAGCCCTGCACCGGAGCCGATGGCGATCTGCGAGGGGCGCTTGGCCGTGGGATCGCCGCCGAAAATCCGGGGGAAGCGCGCGCGACCGATATTCGTGATAGCGTTATGGCTCTCCCGGAGGGTCAGGCGGTTGCCGCGCCAGACCTCCAGGCGGACGAACCCACGCGGGCTGAAGCGGTCTTGAATGAGCATCAGACCGCCTCCCCGTTGGCGAGCGGGATCAGCACCGCCTGGGGATGATCGTCAGAAAGGGTGGCGGCATAGGCGATCAGAGCGGCGTAAATCTCGCCCCGGCGCGGTTCATCTGAGGCTTTGAGTCCGGGCAACCGGATTTCTTGCAGCACGGTCAGCGGCTCTTTGCCGTCGCGCCGCGCTTCGGCGCTGGCGTAACCGGCCAGGAAGACGATCACACCGTTGCTCTGGAAATCATTGACCAGATGCCGAATATGCCAGTACGTCGCGGGCACGCCGAATTGGGTTTGAATGGGCGCTTGAATGGCCATTGAACGGCTCCTTACGCAGTTGTGCTGTTGAGAATGTCGCCGCGCGTTTGCAGAGCGATCAGGAGGGAGGCCAGCGCCGTCCCGTCGCTGCGGCTGCCGAAGATCGTTTGGCGCGCGATGGGCGTGACGCCGAACCCGACCGCCCCGTCGATCCGCACGCCGCCGCCGCCCTGGCCCATGAGCCGCAGGGTCGCGTCGATAGTCGCAGTCGAAATGGCCGCGACGGTAACGGGGCTCCCCGCATCGCCGCCGTAGAACCGGACATAGTCGGTATTGCCCAAGCGCCCGTCGAAGGCGGCAACCGGCGAATAGGCGGGGTAGCCGCAGCCGAGGCGGATTTCGCCGGTGCCCTGGCTCATGATCTGCATCGGGATATTGGCGTCCGCCCCAACCCCTGCGAGCAGCAGATTTCCGCCCGCTGGGGCCGAGGCCATGAGCCACCCGTTGACTGACACGGCCTGCCCGACCACACGCAAAAGGCTTTGCGCGGGCGAGCCGCCCCGAACGCTGAACGACCCCGCGCCCTTCAGGGTTACAGCTAACCCGCGATCTGCATCGGGCGAGAAAACCTGAAACTGGGGATCGGCACCCGTTCCCGCGACCAACAGGCGAAGCCGGTTTGCGTTAGCGGTTGGGCCTTGGAGGGTGAACCAATCCGATCCAATCGCCCCGCCGAAGCTGATGCCGCCCGTGCGCGCCATATGCATCATGACAGTCTCGACGCCGCCCACCCGGCGCACCTGCTGGTAGTCGCCGTTGGTCAGGTAGCGCCAATCCCAGCCGTCCCCGGCGAGTGACGCCCCGGCCATCCGAAGCACCGGAACCGTGTCCGACACGCCGCCGGTGGCATTGCTGGATTGCAGCGTTACACCCGGCTGGCCAGAGCCGAGGTTAATCACCTGCGGGCCGACCGGGTCATACAGCAGGATCGGCGTGCCGGTGGCGTCGCCCGCCCAAATCCGCCGGTCCGTGGTATGCGGATTGGTGGCGATTTGCCCCGGCAGCAATGCCGTCGGCGCATTGCCAGGGGCAGTGCCGTAAGGGCTGCTAACCGGGATCGCCAGGGCAACCATGCTAGAACGTCCCGCCCGTGATCGCCGTGATCTGGGGTTCCGAATTATCGACCTTCTGCCACGCCCCGCCGGTCCAGACGGCCCAATCCTTGGGCTGCCAGTCGGTCACGCCGCCAAGGTCGGTCGTTCCCGCCGTGGAGACGATCCAAAATTCACCTTCTGCCGGAGTGGCCGAGGGGGCTGGCCCGGTGGCGTTCCAAAGCCCCTTAAACCGGAGGCCGCTGAGGGCGATGGCGGGCGCGTTGGCCAGCGGCAACCGCTGGTCCGGGCCGAGGGGAGCCACGCCGTTGGCCGCGCCGATCTGCGCCGCCGGGATCGCCGAGGCCAGCTTGGCCGGATCAGCCACACAAACGACCGTGGTCAGATCCGCCAGCAGGGTGAAAATCTTCCCATCGCCGCCATTGACCGCGAGAATGCCGGGAGATTTAACGTCCTCGAATTTGAAATCGTCCGGGGTCGGCACCGCCCCCGGTACGGTCGAAAACTTGTGACGAATATCGGTTAAAAGACTCATTGAGGCCTCCTAGAACGTGCCGCCGTCGAGTGCGGCGCTGGATGGTGAAGGGGCGCCCCAGCGCCCGGCGCTGACCGAGGTGATCGACGCGGTGAGGCTGGGATAGGGGCCGCCATCGAGCGCATTGCGCCCATCGCGCAACACGATCAGCCCCACGCCGCCGTCGCGCATGCCGGGCGCGGTGCCCTCCCGAAAAACCTGCCCGTCCCGGCGCAAACTGCCGTCACGCAGGGAGGGGATCGTGTGCCGATCAACAAAGCTGAGGTCGAGCGCGAGGCTGAGGGTTTCGGGGTAAGGCCCGGCTGCCCGGTGTTGGGTAGGCCCGCTGGAAACTGCCCGACCATCGCGAACCGCCGAACCCCCGCGCCCGGTCTGCCCATCGTGGCGGCGACGGCGCGCGCCGGAGCGGCGCAAGGTGCCGTCATGGCGGGGACCATCCCACCAGCGATCCACCGGGCCGAAGGCGATGGCAAAGGCGGCGCTGTCGGTGACGGTGACGATTTCGACAGGCACATCAATGCGGAACGAGATGTCGGTGAGCCAGCACACCGCCCGTTTGTAGCTCTCGATCACCGCGCGAATATCATCAAGCGATAGGCGCGCCCGGTCGTAATCGACCGCGTCGAGCGTCACGCGAAAGGTTGCCCAGGATCGGTCGCGCGGCACTTGCCGGGCATCCCGGCGCAGATAACCGTTGCGGCGGAACTGGCCGTTATGGCGGGCGGCGGGGCCAGCCTCAACCTCCCGCACCCGCTCCTGAACTCGCGCGCTCGGAAACCCCACACGGGCAAGGGCTTGCTCGACGCCCCCAGGCGTGCCCTTGGTCCGATGCAGCAAGATCGAATTTTGAATGAGGTCGCGGCGCTGGGCGTCGGTCGTTGCAAGGTTCCAGCCGTCCGCGCCTTGAAGATGCAACTGCCATGCCAGGGAGGGCAGCACGTCGCTTCCCACACTCGCCAGCCGGTAGATCAGCAGCGGGGTAAGGTCGATCTCGTCTTGCCGGGCGAGGAGCCGCTGATAGGCAAGGTAGCGCTGGTCGGCAATGGAGGGCTGGATGAGGTCAGTCATCGCCGCGCCCCATGATCGTTACGTCCAGCGCCGTCACCTCGGCCCAATCCATCGGGCCGAGCACGGTGTTTGCCGGGCTCAGAACCTCGACCCGATAGACCCCTTGCACGCTGGCGGCGACGGCAACCTGACTTTGCACGAAATCCCGCCCGAGCCCGGCCATCCGCTGCTGTGCCCAAGAGGCTAGTGCCGCGTCGATCTGCTGGGGCACGATGACCGGATCGGCGTCGCGCGTGAGCCATACCTGAAGCTGCACGGCCAGCGGCACCCGGCGCGGCGCGCGGACGATGACGCGGTCGCCCATCGGGCGGATTGAACGGTCGTTTAAGCGCGCTTCAACGAGGGCCAAGAGTTCTGGGGACGGCAGGCCGGTTTCGGTCAGGATGGCGACTTCGATATCGCCCGGCACCGGCGAGCGCACGGCAACGTCGCTGATATCCTGGCGCACCGATTTGGCGTGCCAGATATAGGCCCCCTCCGGCCCCGCCACCGAATATTTCTCCGGTGCGGCCTGGATGCGGGCGCGCAACGCCTCGTCTCCCTCAATGTCGGCCCCGCCCGTGGTGGCGTCGAGATTGGTGACGGCAGAAACCCCCGGAATGCTGGCGACCAGCAGGTTGATTTGCCCCGGCCCGAAGCCGTTGCCCTGTGCGCCCGCCGCGCTGGCCGTGGCGGTAACGGTGACGGTGGTTTCCCCGACCGGGATTTCCTTGGCCACATCGGCGCGGAACAGGATGCGCCCGTCGCCAGTCGAAGCCGCCGCCCCGAGCGGGATCAGGATTGGCAGGGTCGCAGGGGCGGACGCGGTGAAGCGCAGGCGGGTGCGGGCAGCACTGGCAGGCTGGCGGGTGACGGCGTGGAAGTGCCCGAGGAAATCCAACATCGGGAAGCGAGCGTATCGCAGCAGGTTTTGCTTCGCCGCCTCTTGCACGGCGATGCGAAGCAGATGCTCGCGGTAAGCGCGGTTGTTGATGTCCAGGCGTTCGGGTTGGGCCGGGTAGAGCGTGGTGCCGGTCGCGCTTTCCCAATCGGCGATCATCGCTTGGACGATGGCGTCCGCATCGCGGTCGATAAAGCTGGGTTCAGGCAGGCCCGATGCGCCGACAGATCCGATGGGCGCGCTCATAGCGTCACCTGCGTCGCGCCACGTTGGCCGTTAAGGGCCAAATCCCAAGCAAGCGTGATCTGCCAGTGGTGCCCCTCAATCGCTTGGGGCGCGACCGAGATCAGCGTAACGCGCGGCTCCCACAGGCGGATCGCCTCCCACGTCTCACGGACCAAATGCGGGATGGCGCGGGCGGGCGGCAGATCGAGATAATCATAGCCGCCCCACCCGAAGGTCGGGCGCAGCGGGTCCGAGCGCAGCGGCGTTGAGAGAATGATGAGGATGGCTTGATCGATATCCGACACGCCCTCGACCACCCCGCCAATCTCGGCGAGGCGCGGCGACCAATCAAACGCGCGGGGCGCGGTCAGAAGCGTGGGCGTATCCATGCCGCGCAGTGTCGCGCGCGCGGGAAGACAGGATC